ACATTAAGCAAGATTATGGAACTGCTTAACCTACAAGATGAGGTTAAGTTAGAGTCTATGAAGTTGGAGAACGGCACTACTATTGAAGCCGAAGCATTTGAGCCTAACCAAGAGGTGTTCATCATTACTGAAGAAGAAGAGAAGATTGCTCTACCTATCGGTGAGTACACTTTGGAAGATGGTCGTATGCTTGTTGTAGCAGAAGAAGGTATCATTGCTGAAGTTCGTGAAGGTGAAGAAGAAGCACCTGCTGAAGAGCCACAGGCTGAAGAGGTAGTTGAGGAAGTAGAACAAGCTGAACAAGAGATGGCTTACGCTACCAAAGAAGAACTATCTGCTGCTATGGATGAACTCAAAGGTATGATTGATGAGATCAAAGCAATGATGTCTCCTAAAGAAGAAGAGATGAGTGAAGTGGTTGCTGAAGAGGTTAAAGAAGAGGTAGTCGCTGAAGAGGTAGACTTGTCTGCTGATGAACCTGCTGCAAAGCCTATTAAGCACTCTCCAGATAGCAAACCTGCGGAGATGCACAAGTTCTCTAAAGGAAGCCGTAAAGACACCCTATCACGAATCTTTGACAAATTAGGATAATGAAACAAGTAGAGAAAATCTGGGCAGAGTTGTCTGCTAAAGTGTCTACTGAACTATCCGAAGAGGTTAAAGTTGACCTTAATGCTATTGCAGACATTAAGAAGCAATCGGAGAGTATTTCTCAAGAGTACGCTGAATTGTCTCGTTCTGCTCGTAGATATTTAGGTGAGTTGGATTCTATCGCTGACAAAGCATTTGCTTTAGAGAAGAGAGCCAATGTTGTAGTAGACAATGCTAATGAAGTTGCAAAGAAAATTAACGAATTAGGTATGGATATGCCTAATGACCTTGCATCTGCATATAGAGAGACTTCTGCAATCCGTAGTGATGCGGGACAACTGGGACAAGTTACTCGTAAAGCGAGTGATGCAATAGGGGGAATTGAATAATAAACAAGTACAACAATCAATAATTAAATAAATAGAAAATGGCAACATCAATTACTACCACATATGCTGGTGAATTTGCAGGGAAATACATTTCTGCTGCATTGTTGAGTGCTGATACCATTGAAGGTGGTGGTATCACAGTTAAGCCAAATGTTAAGTATAAAGAAGTAATGAAAACTCTTTCTACTAATGCTTTGGTAAAAGACGCTGCTTGTGATTTCGCTGACCAGTCAACTGTGACTTTGGCAGAGCGTGTCCTTCAGCCTGAAGAGTTCCAAGTAAACTTGGAATTGTGTAAGAAAGATTTCCACAATGATTGGGAAGCAGTTCAAATGGGTTACTCTGCATTTGACTCTTTGCCTCCTTCATTTGCTGACTTCCTTATCGGTCACATCGCTGCTAAAGTAGCACAGAAGACTGAAGAGAACATCTGGCAAGGGGTAACTGCTAACGCAGGTGAGTTTGATGGTTTTGAAACTCTATTGGCTGCTGATGGTACAGTTGTAGATGTAACAGGTACTACTGTTACTGCTGCGAATGTTATCACAGAGATGGGTAAAGTAGTAGATGCTATCCCAACCGCAGTTTACGGAAAAGAAGACTTGTACATCTATGTAGCTTCTAATGTTGCTCGTGCTTACATCCGTGCATTGGGTGGATTCGGTGCTTCAGGATTGGGTGCTAATGGTGTGAACAACGAAGGTACTACTTGGTTCAATGGTGGTGATCTTGCTTTTGATGGCGTTAAGTTGTTCGTATGTTCTGGTTTGAGTGACAACACTATGGTTGCTGCTCAAAAATCTAACTTGTTCTTTGGTACAGGTTTGTTGGCAGACCACAACGAGGTTAAGTTGATTGATATGGCTGACCTTGATGGTTCTCAAAATGTTCGTGTTGTTATGCGCTTTACTGCAGGTGTACAATACGGAATTGGTAGCGACATCGTACTTTACTCATAAGAGTAGGTTTAGTTAATAATTAAAGGGGCAGGTAGGCGATTGCTTGTCTGCCCTTTTTTATAAAAAGAATAATATGGCTTGTGATTTAACAAAAGGTCGTGCATTACCTTGCCGTGAGTCGGTAGGTGGTCTTAAAGCGGTTTACTTCGTAGACTTCGGTGATTTAGGCACGATTTCTCTTACATCTGCAACGGATGATACAATCTCCGATATGGATGGAACATTCTCTGCCTACAAGTATGAGCTGAAAGGCACATCTTCAGTAGAGCAGACAATCAACGCTTCTCGTGAGAACGGAACAGTATTCTTTGACCAAGCGGTTAACCTTTCTTTGCCACAATTGAGCAAGGAGGATAACAACGAGATCAAATTGTTGGCGTATGGAAGACCTCACATTGTTGTTGAGGACTACAACGGAAACGCTTACTTGGTAGGTCGTGAACACGGAGCGGATGTAACAGGTGGTACTATTGCTTCAGGTGCTGCAATGGGAGATATGAGTGGATACACACTTACTTTCAATGCTATGGAGCGTACCCCTGCTAACTTTATTGATGGCGCAATTGCAGGAGACCCATTTGATGGTATGGCTTCTGCAACAGTAACTATTGTTACTTCGTAATAAAGTAGTATATTTGTAGGACACTTGACATAGGTGTTTTGGTTTGGTTAGGGCAGTCCTTCGGGGTTGCCCTTTTCTTTTATAACACTTTACCCTTCTTGTGGTTAACCTATTATGCATATAGTAACTACAACGGATAAGAAGATATACTTTGTTCCCAGAGCGTTTGAAACAAGCGTATCGGTATTGATTACTGATGAGGAGACAAATACTTCTACCACCGAGTCTCTTACGGCTACGCAGGAGGCGAATTACCTACACATAACACCTTCTTACACCTTCGTTGAGGGTAGATACTACACAATTAAAATAAGTGGCTCTAACGAGATATATAGAGGTAAGGTATATTGCACCAACCAAACGAATTTAGAGAAGTTCAGCATAAATAGCGGTGAGTTCACTTACTACGAAGACACCGACAATGATAATCAATACATATACCGATGAGTAATATCCGCATCGTAAATCTTGCATCGCATACTACACCCCAAGTTGTTGAAGACAACCGTAAGGAGTGGGTAGCCTATGGTGCAGATAACAACTACTTTCAGTACCTCATTGACAGGTACAATGGTAGTGCTACCAACAATGCCATTATCAATGGTATGACCGAACTTATCTACGGAAAGGGTCTACACGCTACAGATGCAAGTAGAAAGCCTGATGAGTACGCAATGATGAAGAGTCTCTTCTCTCGCACTTGTATGCGTAAGGTCACCTTTGATCTAAAGGCGATGGGTCAAGCAGCCTTCCAAGTTATCTACAATAAGCAGAAGACTAAAATCGTTCAAGTAGAGCATATGCCTATTGAAACTCTCCGTATGGAGAAGATGAACGATGATGGTGAAGTAGAAGGATACTACTACTCTAAAGATTGGACAAAGATTCGTAAGAAAGGCTTTGAGCCTGTACGCATCCCCGCCTTTGGATATGGAGATAAGAGTGAGGGTCTTGAGATTTATTGTATCAAGCCTTATCGTAGTGGATTTTACTACTACTCTCCTGTAGACTATCAAGGGGGTCTCCCTTATGCCGAGTTGGAGGAAGAGGTAGCCAACTACCACATCAACAACATTAAGAACGGCTTGTCACCAAGTATGTTGATTAACTTCAACAATGGTGTACCAACTGAAGAGGAGCGTGAACTGATTGAGCGTAGAATCATTCAAAAGTTTAGCGGATCAAGCAACTCTGGTAAGTTCATCTTGGCGTTTAACGACAACAAGGAGATGGCTGCAAGTATTGAGCCTGTTCAGTTGAGTGATGCGAGTGAGCAATACCAATTCTTGGCGGATGAGAGTATGCGTAAGTTGATGGTAGCCCATAGAGTTACCTCACCGATGTTGATGGGTATTAAGGACAATACAGGCTTGGGTAACAATGCTGATGAGCTGAAGACTGCGAGTCTTTTGTTCCACAACACGGTTGTACGCCCTATCCAAGAGATGATTCTTGATGCTATTGATGATATCCTTGCAGTAAATGGAGCATCACTAAATGTCTACTTCAAGACCCTACAACCATTAGAGTTACAAGCAGACATTGAAGAAGATGTAAAGGAGGAACTCTCAAGTGCTGATAGCCGCCCTTTTCTTGATGACAAGTTAGCCCACGAGATGTTAGATGCATTGGCTGACTTGGGGGAGGATGAGCCTTCCGATGAGTGGGAACTCGTTGATGCAGAAGAAGTGGGAGATGATGAGCCAGAGGACTTTGATGTTGAGAAATACCTCAACGGATTGGTAAACCTTTCGGCTACACAGGATAGCACACAAGACACCGAAATGTACAAGGTGAGGTATAAGTATGTAAAGGGTACTAAAAAGACTGCCAAAGGCAGTTCAAGACCCTTCTGCAAGACAATGCTATCACAAGGCAAGTTGTACCGCAAGGAAGACATCGGTATGATGAGTGCAAGAGGTGTAAACAAGAGCTTTGGACACAAGGGTAGAAACTATTCTTTGTTTAAATACAAGGGAGGAGTAAACTGCTACCACAGATGGGAGCGTAGAATCTACAAGAAGAAGTTAAAGAATAATGGAGAACCTTACGGAGGCGATGCCTTGAGAGGTACAAGATATGTGAATGTAAACCAAGCGGTACGAGAAGGATTTAAACTGCCTAAAAACCCTCAAGAGGTTGCGGTAGCCCCTATTGATATGCCGAGACAAGGGCATCACCCTAATTACGGAAAATAATGGCAAAGGTATTATTTATAAAAAGAGATGATTTAGTGCGCAATAGCGTAATCTCTGGAAATGTAGATAGCGATAAGTTCTTGCAGTTTATAGAGATCGCTCAAGAGATTCACATCCAAAACTATCTTGGCACAAAGTTGTACGACAAGTTGCGTAATGACATCATCGCAGGTACATTGCCTGTTGCTTACGCTACCCTATTGGATGACTATGTACAACCTATGTTGATCCATTGGGCAATGGTAGAGTACCTACCTCACTCTGCTTACACGATAGGTAATGGAGGTGCTTACAAGCACACGGCAGAGAACAGTATTGCTATGGAGAAGGATGAGGTAGACTTCTTGACTAATAAACACAGAGACATTGCTGAACACTACACTCGTAGGTTTATTGACTTTATGTCTTTCAATCAGTCTACTTACCCTGAATACTACACAAACAATAACGATGACATTCACCCAGACAAAGATGCAGTCTTCAACGGATGGCAATTATAAACGCTATCAGCCGAAGGAGGTTAACTTAAAGAAGCTCAAGAAGCTCATCAAAAAATTAGAGAACAATGGCAAGTGATGAAAAGGGCTACGGCTCAATCTACGGAAGAACTTGGTGGGGAAGTGGAGATGCATTTACTAACCAAATTGGTTGGGGTAGTGCTATGTTCTACATTCTTGACCCTGCACAATTCCAACAAAGAGCATTAGCAGATGGTGCTACGATGGAAGCCTTTGAATGTGTGAGCAAGTCATTGAGAAGATACCCACAAGCGGATAGAGGCAGACAATTGATGGATGCCTATGATGTGCGAGTGGTAGCCGCAGGAGGTGATACGGAAGCAAGAACCTGTACTATTAACGAATTGAACGAGATATTATGAGTTTATATAAGGATGCATCATTAGCAATGATACCCTCTGCTTACAAGGATGG